AAGTCTACTAACAAATTTCTATCCACGCCCTCCGCGAGGAGGGCGACGCGCACCGCTTGCGTCGCTGTTAAAACCGTATTCGATATTTCTATCCACGCCCTCCGCGAGGAGGGCGACACTTTCACAAGGTCGGCAGGGTCTTTTCTGCTGTGATTTCTATCCACGCCCTCCGCGAGGAGGGCGACTGTTCCTTCCAGCGCTCCCTGTGACAGGCTCTTCAATTTCTATCCACGCCCTCCGCGAGGAGGGCGACATGCAGCAAGCAGATGGTAGACTATGCAGCAACAATTTCTATCCACGCCCTCCGCGAGGAGGGCGACTATGGATACTAGATAGTCGTCTATAAAAACTATTTGTATTTCTATCCACGCCCTCCGCGAGGAGGGCGACCGTCTCCAACACGCATATTGCAAAAACCACAAAAATTTCTATCCACGCCCTCCGCGAGGAGGGCGACTTCCGAAACGAAAAGAGGTGAACAGAATGCCCATAAATATTTCTATCCACGCCCTCCGCGAGGAGGGCGACTATGCGTTCCAGCTTGTAACGGGCCGCTACTTTGTATTTCTATCCACGCCCTCCGCGAGGAGGGCGACAGATCGACAACGCCTTTCTGGGCATCTCCGATGAAATTTCTACCCCCGCCCTCCGCGAGGAGGGCGACTGCCGGGGCCAAGGCATACAGCCAGACCATAGATGATTTCTATCCACGCCCTCCGCGAGGAGGGCGACGGTCACAAACTGTTCCAGCGTCTCGCTGTTGATGGATTTCTATCCACGCCCTCCGCGAGGAGGGCGACTTGGGCAAAGACCGGTGCATACAATGCACAGGTCATTTCTATCCACGCCCTCCGCGAGGAGGGCGACGCTGCTCACTTGCTCAAGGCTTTAGAGATCATGATTTCTATCCACGCCCTCCGCGAGGAGGGCGACCCACGCTGGGGAAAGCGTGGCGGGGTATATCGTATTTCTATCCACGCCCTCCGCGAGGAGGGCGACTCCTGACGCTGAGGAGTAAAGCCCCACATAACAGAATTTCTATCCACGCCCTCCGCGAGGAGGGCGACCGCCCCACGCTGCGGCCGTCTTGGTCTGGTTGGTATTTCTATCCACGCCCTCCGCGAGGAGGGCGACCCTCACGACCTTGCCGGTCTGCGTGAGGTAGGTGTATTTCTATCCACGCCCTCCGCGAGGAGGGCGACGCGCCGGCGTCAGCGTTTTCCTGATCCCGTGGCTATTTCTATCCACGCCCTCCGCGAGGAGGGCGACCCGCACGGCGACGCCTGCTGAGGAGGCGCGGAACATATTTCTATCCACGCCCTCCGCGAGGAGGGCGACAGTCAAGGCAGCCGGCCAGATCGCCAAGCTCATGCAATTTCTATCCACGCCCTCCGCGAGGAGGGCGACCTGGATTACGTCACGAAACTCTAAAACCGCATAATTTCTATCCACGCCCTCCGCGAGGAGGGCGACCTGGACAATCGTGTATCGCACCGGCCGCTCGTGATTTCTATCCACGCCCTCCGCGAGGAGGGCGACCTGCGGCCAGTAGACCTTAGAGCGCTCGCCGGTATTTCTATCCACGCCCTCCGCGAGGAGGGCGACGGCACCACCATCAACCACCTGCTCGGGAAAGAATGAATTTCTATCCACGCCCTCCGCGAGGAGGGCGCAGTCAAGGCAGCCGGCCAGATCGCCAAGCTCATGCAATTTCTATCCACGCCCTCCGCGAGGAGGGCGACGACTTCCACGAGAGCCAGATCTTCGTCATCGAGATTTCTATCCACGCCCTCCGCGAGGAGGGCGACGGGATCGGCTTCTTCGAGGCTGACGGCGGCATCTGGAAATTTCTATCCACGCCCTCCGCGAGGAGGGCGACCTCAGGCCGAGCGTGAGTTCGCTCTCTGGTCTGAATTTCTATCCACGCCCTCCGCGAGGAGGGCGACCGATCATCGCCTACGACCTCACCGGCAAGGTGCAATTTCTATCCACGCCCTCCGCGAGGAGGGCGACCTACAACTCCACCAAGTCTCAGAACGGAGGTAAATTTCTATCCACGCCCTCCGCGAGGAGGGCGACCAATGGCTGCGAGTTTGCCGACGCCGCCGGGATCATTTCTATCCACGCCCTCCGCGAGGAGGGCGACTGGTCGACCAGAAAAAACGACCGCGTGAACCACCTATTTCTATCCACGCCCTCCGCGAGGAGGG